TGTCCTGTTCTGATAATTTTTCCAATTCCTTTTGAAACTTTTTAAGATTCCTTAAATCACATCTAATACCTGTTCCCATCATGTCCACCCCAAGAATTTTTTAAGCGGAATTTCCTGATGAGAAGAATACATCGCCGAAATTCCACTTGATTTGAATTCTTGCACATGCTTCGTCCCTTTCTTGCGGACAACAATTTTACTTCCTTCTTTAACAATGATTTTGTTGGAAATAAACAGTTTGACTTCTTGCACAGCAGTTGCCTGTTTTTCTGTCTGCATTGCAGGATTATTTGTATTTTTGAACGATATCCGGCAAGGTCGATTTTCTAAAACAACAACTTCTTTTGTCGATGTGATTTTCGTTATACTATCCTTTTCAGAGCGCCGTTCAATGATATCACATTCATAATCGTATAGTTGTTCGATTGCTTTCTGCTGTAACAAATTTGGAAAAATCATCTCATCATCACCTTCCGATAAGAATTCAAGCTTTTTTGATAGTAATTTAGAACAGTTTTAATATCAACATCGGTAAATTCCACTGTTGTATCTCCCTCTTTGATTGTTTTAACTCCCTGAACCTCTCCGGCAGAACTTTGAAAAATCGAAACCGCAATATCAACCCAAAGCCAAAAGGCAGAGGAAGGAACCTTTTTGCGATTTGTATATGTCAAAAAAAATTCCTCTGCTCTTTCCACCATCTCTGTCGCTATTTCAAGAGAAGTGTTCGGAAGTTTTGTATGCACTTTTTCAATGACTTTTTGTCTTAACTCTTCTCTTGTCATATCTTTCTACTCCCCGAAAATAAGATTGAATAACTCTTTCTTAGTCATTTCCTCTGCAAAGGTTAACCCTTTTTCGTCAGCCAAAACACGCAGTTGATCTACTGTATATTTTTTATACAGTTTATCTAAATCAACTTTATCTGCTCCTTCTGATGTGGTTTCGTTCCCTTTTTCTGTAGTTTCTCCTTCATCAATTTTTGTCCCTTCAGAAGATTTTAGAACAACAGCCGGGGCTTCATCTTCTACCTCTGCATATCCTTTTGCGATAAGTTCGTCTTTTTTGGCAGTGGAGTCTGTCTCCACCACCAAATTTAACTTTTTTAACTTAAACATAATTTGCCCTCCTAGTTACTACATACTCTAAATAACTCCAAGCGTTTTTCAGGAATCCACAGATCATGATAACGTCTATAGTCTATTTGCCAAGCGTTTGCTGCCTGATTTTCTTCCGGAGTGAAAATTCTTACTTTATCTTGCTTCGACACTGCTTGCGGTGATTTTTTAGGACAAATTATCCAGTTGATATCTTTTGCAGATGTGTCAGGCACAAGTCCTCCTGCTTCCTGCCCTACTGTTTTTCCATCATTCTTTTTGTAGATTGTTTTTAATCTTGCTGAAGGAGCCTCAAGAATCGGCATGCCGTCTATTGATTTCACCCTCGTGGAAATATTTCCTTGTTTGAAATCAATCATATTTAATCTTCTGCTACCTTCAAGTGCATCATCTAAGATACCTGCAACTATAGGTGACATAGTAATAATTAAATCTGCGGACAAAAATATATCTCTGATCGCTCGGATATCCGCTAATAGTTTTTCTAGGATAGTCGCCTTAGCAGGTGTGTATCCTTCCGTTGCTTTACTTTTTGCTTTTGCTAATGCAAAAATTTTGCTGTAACGATAGCTATCAATTTCAGGAATTACATTGGATCTTTGGAACTCTCCTAAGACTGTACCTGCATTTGCAACGAAATTTGTTTCCTCTACATCCATAGCATCAAGAATGAATTTTCTTCCTCTATCTTGGGTCATTTGGAAGGTTTGATAAGTTAAAGTTACTGCTCCTTGAACATATCCCTTGTCGCGATCATAATCACCCATGCCCTGAGTAGTAATCGTTGGAATTTTAACTTCATTTCCACCGGTGTATTTGACTTGACCTGCATTTTCTTCCATCCATCCGGTAGTTGATTCATCAATCATTTGTTGATCCAATTCTGTTTGAAAAATTTTACTATACTCTAAACTATTAATTGCCATTGTTATCTCCTCCTATCGTCTTAACGCTGATGCAAATTGCTCTTGCACCGATACCTCTGTTGTTGTGTTGCCTCCACCGGAAGGTGTTTTACCCTTCATTCTTTCCTCAACCGCTTTTTGCAGACGGTCATCAAACACTTTTTTCAATGTTTTGATTTTTTCACCTGTTTTTTCAACGTCTCCGCCAAGCACAAAATCCAAGAATTCTCCCGGTAATTTTTCTTTTTCAAGCATTCCTCGCGCTTCCTCTTTTAGCACAGAAAAAGCTTTTTCGTCTTCCAACAATTTTACCTTGTCTTCCAGTGCCTTGAATTCCTCTGCTTTTTTGTCATCTGCAGATAATTTCGCCACTCTTTCCGCCTCTTTCACTGCCTCTTGCTTTGCTTTTTCAATCTCAGCAGTATGTTTTTCGACAGAATCTTTTTCCCATTGTGCTTTTAGAGTAGCAAGCTCCTCTTCCGTGTAGGTTTTAGGTTCTGTTCCTTGAGTCTGCCCCTCTCCGGTTTGAGGAGTATTTGCTCCATCTCCTTGTGTCGCTTGACTCAAGGCAAACAACTGTAAGTTAATATGTCTTTCCATGTTTCTTCCTCCTTAAAATATTTTTTGTATTTTAAAAGCCCTCTCGGAATACTCCGGAAAGGGCTATAAAACCTGTTTGAAATTTTTTGCAATCAAAAAGCACCTCGGTGTTTTGTACCTTAGTGCTTAATCAAGTATTTCCAATTTTTCTATCTGTGATTGATAAACCAACCATCGGCTAAATTCCAACATCGGTTCTTCATCATCCTCTTCAGGTTGCTGATAACAAATGCACTTCTCTTCCAAAATTTTTCCGTTTGAAGATGTTATTTTAACCCGTTTTCCTGCAGCTTTTTTCATTTCGTCTACACTAATCATTTTATTCTCCACACCCCTCTCTAATCTCTTGGAACGATATGCGTCCCTTTTTTACTGTAGTGGATTGAAAATCGGTTTGTTAACCTTTTTTCTTTTGTTACTGAATCAACAACATATCCAACAGGACTGATGTGTTCGCAAAACTCTTTTTTTAACCATTCTCCAGTATTAAGATTTCTTTTTATTTCCCCGGTTCCTGCATATTGATAGACTAATTCTTGCGGATTAATTGCATCAAGAAGATAACTCTTTGTTCTTCCGTTTGCAAGTTCCTGTTTATAGTTGTTCGTTTCCAAGATATGTTTATCTTGATTTCCTTGATGAATGCTTAAATTGTAGTTCTCACGAACGTTCTTCTTAAGCTTTTCATCTTGATACAACAGTTTAAGTTCTTGCCATCTCTCACTATCATTATACTTCAAATTTTGAAACTCATCAAATGCTTTTGGGATATTATCTTTTCCTACGATTTTTTTGTATCTACCGTACTGCAAACCATCTGAAGTTCTGTTCATTTCTTTCTTCTTCAAGACTTCCAATCGCTTTCTTTCTTCTGTAGATAAAGAATTGTACCACTCCTTGTAACTTATACTGTCCTTGATATGATAGCTTTTGCCATCTGCTCCTTTTGCAATACGCATACCCTCAACTCCATCTTCAAAATATGGAATTGTTGTACTTCTACAATTCGGATGCATAGGATTGCAATTTACTCCGACTTGCCTGTCTTTTACGAAAAAAAGTTTTTTATCTAAACTTTGACAAATCTCCGAAGTCTTATAGTCCAGTGTCGCAAGAAATTCATACTGCTCTACTTCAAAGTTTTCATATGTGTCAAATGTTGCTTGCGACAAGATATAATTCGTTTCCGTTCTAACTAATGTCTTCGCACGATTTTGCGATACTTCCATTCTTCGAGCAATTTTTTTGCTCATTTTATCAATATCGTGACCTTGTATCAGTCCAACCGAAAGCACCTCTTGTACTTCATCAATCAGTTTCGCTGTATCAGTCCAAATTCGGTCGGAAAAACTCTTCCCACTCCATGGTTTCAGCACTGTTTCTTCAATTGCCGTTTCGGAAAACTTGTGAAAAGTATTTTGTATATCAATGGTTTCTTTATTTAAAAAGACATTATCTTTGTAAGTGCTTTTTAGATATTCAAAAGTTTGTACATCTTTACTCTCTGCAAGAAGTTCCAGTTGAACAGATACTTGATTTTTCAAAGAGTCCAACCTCGTGATTCTCTCCGACATATACTTGTGTTTGAGATATTTTTGAAAAGATTCATTTTCTATCTCGTCCATCACTTCTTCCATTGCAAGCTGATATCCAATTATTTCACCGGAAGTAAGCCTCTTTTGTGCTTCAGCAAGTGTGATACCTTCTTCTTTAGCATATCTCTTAAACCATTTTTCAATATCTTTTTGAATTTCTTTCAAGGAAATATTGTACATCTTTGCCAAATCTTTCAGGAACTTACTCCCTTTTTCTTTTGCTGCCTGTTCTTGCAATAACGCACGAATTTTCCAATATTCTCGACTATCCATCTATACCATCTCCGGTATTTCCTTTTTTGAAAGAATAATCCAACTTGTCATATTCATCTTTTTCACCGGCAATTCGTTTTAGTTCTTCATCAACATCAGCTACTTGTGGAAGCAGTTCAAGCAATGTCCTGTGTGATACATACTCAGCAAGTGATAGCACCGTATTTGTCAGCTCTTGTTCGTTTACCGGGAGATTTCTTGTAAACTCTTCTGTGATATCTCTGTAGTCCCAATTTCTATTGAACTTCAGATTAAGCATAGCTGTGACAAGCTCACATCGCTTTTTTAAGCCTACTCGAAACTTATTCTCTTTTTCCGTGGCTGCTTCTTCAAGGGGGATTGTCTTAAACTTAATTGCAATCCCGGAAAGATTGCCGGCAAACTTTTCGTCTCCCAAATCCGGTGTCATAGAAAATTTATGAATGTCTCCATTTAAGCGGTTCTTGTAATTTTCTGTGGCAGCATCGTTGATTTCTTTTACCAAAAACTTCGCGCTTCCACCGTCTGGAAAAAACAAAATTCTATTTTTTTTCATCTTCTCGGTGGAACTCATGCTTCCACCACCATTTTCATCTTCATCTTCAGCACTGTCCGCAATATCATTACTACCATCAATGACCATGTACGCATCGTTAAAGTAGTCCGTATCATTTGCAGTATTCGATTGAGCGGTGTCATAACTATCGTTCAAACAGATGACATCTTCGAAATCACTTTTCATTTCCTCGTTATTCTTATACAAAATAAAAGGCACTTCGTTAAAGATATTACCTTCCTCTTTTTCTACAATTTCAACAAATTTTGCCTTCCCGTATGACCGTTCAAAATATCTCTTTCCGGAAGCTGTATAGACTTCAGCAATCTCTTTTGTTTTATTATCCAAACCGGACACACTATAGTATCTGATACCGCACAACAAAAATTCGTCCATACTGGTACCAAAAATCAAAACAACCTCTCTTGGATCCAACTTCTTAAACTTTGTTCCAGCCTTTTCGTTTTGGTAGACCAGTTCTACTCCATAACCGAAGATAGATGCGCTTTTCGCCATTTCAAAATTCACATCACTCGAAAAGTTATCTCCCATCACTTCATTGTATTTTTGCAAATACTCTTCTTCAGATGATTTGAGTTTTACCGGAATTCCTGCAAAATATCCCGTTTGCAGTTTGGTAATGTATTTTGCATACGCACAAGCAAGACGATTGTTTGGTTTTCCCGCTTCTTGTACACGAGATAAGATTTCATTGTCTGCAGAGTAGTATTGATATAACTTTTTTAACTTCGGATACTCACTACCCCTAAACCTATCTATCACAAGAGTGACATTTTTATCATTTACTTCAAACTCAGATAGCTTAATCACAATACCACCTCCTACAAGCCTAATAACCTTTTGTTTAGTACCTTCATTTTCTTTTTACCTTTTACTTCTCCGTTTATAAACTCTACAAGTCCTGTAGTTCCGTCCGGTGCATCATCATGTGGATTCTTCCCTTTTCTTTGATATCCCATCATTGCCTTGTAGTATTCCGGAAATTTCTTCTCCCAACCCTCCGGCATCAAAAGTTGTGCTAGCACATTTGTCGCACTCGATAAGATTCGAGATCTCTTGTTTTTGTTTTGGTGAAACCATGTAATGACACATTTTTTGTTTTTTAATAATTTCAATTCTTTTTCTACATTTCGTGCAAATCCACGACCACCGTTATTGCTTTCTATAATGCATTCTTTCGTTCCGGCACGAGTCAATCTTCGTGCTGTCTCTGGCTCAGTTGTTTCCATAGATTCATCTGTAAAGTAAATGTCAGTTACATATCCGGTATTACCGATAACATCTGCCATTATACATAGCAAAGAGTCCGTTCCTTCATCAGCAGTATCTATATATGCAATCCGTCTTTCAACGGAGTTTTCATCATAAAAATCGTATGTTTCAAATCCTGCTGCATATAGACCCCCTGTCTTGTCCACAGGTTGTTGATGATAGTTTGCAAGGAAAATATCTTCAGTCATTATGCGCTTCAACGAAAAATATTCTTCTTCTGTCAAAATGGAATCACAAAGCATATTTCCTTCTTTGTCTCTTGCTTCATACTCTACATGCATCCACTCTTTTGCTTCTTCTTCATCTTCTAACAATCTGCCACAGATATCTTTTGATGACCACCGTGTCATATTTATAATTTGTATTGCACCGGTTTCTGCACGAGACTTAAAAGTATTTGTGTACCAACCATAAATTTTATTTAACGCATCTTCGTTGTATGCTGTTGCCGAGTCCTTAATCGGATCATCTACAATAGTGATAGAACCCCCTCTACCTGTAATAGCTCCACCAACTCCGGCACCTTTGTAAGAAAAGAATTTTCCCTCCAATGCCCATTTTTCAAAACTTGCATTTCCTTTTTGGATTTGTACCATCGGAAAAATATCTATAAAAACATACTTTATTTTATCAGCTTCTCCTACAGGAATACTTTCAATATCTTCATACTTTAACAAAAGTTCATGGATTTGTTCATCTATGCTGCTTTCTTCTGAAATACCGTCTCGTGTGAATCTTGAGAAATCTGATGCAACATCATCATTGTACGAACAAGTAATCGCTTTTTCATTGTCATTCTGCCCAAAACACCACTGCACAAATAACACAAGAGTTCTTGATTTCCCGTGACGCGGTGGAAAATTAATCATCAATTTTAAGCACAATCTGCCATCCGGAAAAAATAATCTTCTCCTGTATAAATCTTCAAGCATATTGCAATAATGTTTCAAGAAATCTCTACCTTCATAGTAAAAATCAGGATTTGTCAGCTTGCAATACTCCCAAAATGAATTTTGTGCAAGGGAAATTTTTTCTTGCATCCTTTTATGAAATTTTGATAATTGCGACTGTCCTACAAGTTCATTCAAAATCGACATTTTTTCAAAAACTCCTTTTCCTATCTTTCACAGAAAGGAAATATCCCTTTCATTTGTCTTTCTATCCCTTTCATTTTCGTTTCACAATTTTTGATGATAATATTTACATCATTAGTAACAACTTTGATTTTAAGGTATAAATTTGCAATATTTTCATATCTGTATTTTTATGACAAAAATACAACTTTATTTCCCATTCTCTTCCTTCGTTTGTTTTTCCACTCTATCCAAAATGTCTAATATTTGTCCGAGTAACTCCGGTTCTCTCTGAAGTACAGTCTGAAGTTCTGCTTTGATTTTTGCAGCTGCAGCTTCTACTCCTCTATCAAACTGATATTTTAGTTTTTCACGAGAAACAGCTGAGCGTTCCAAACTGGACAAAGCACGGATCGCAGTCAATGTGTTCTTGTCAATTTCTTTAGAATCGGTATTTACAAGCATATCCATTAACAATTGGAATGCTACTGTAGATGATGCCTCAGCCATATTTAATTGCAATCCGGCAGAACTTTCGATAATTGCTTTTGCCTGTTCCTTCGCTCTTGTAATACTCTCCAACTTATCACTGAATTTTTTACCATACCGTGCTACAGCACGAGAAGAAATATCCGTATGCCCGACTTTGTGAATCATTTCTGTGATTTGCTCATATGTTAGCCTTTTAGAAATGATTGCTTCGTTTATAACCTGTCTAAGCTCATCAGGCAACTTATCTACCTTACTGATTGCTCGATTTGCCATTACAGACTCACTCCCTCATCAGTAATTGTTTTTTCCGTCAAATCGACTCCTTTAGTCGTTACTTTATAGATTTTGTTATTCAAAGTCTCTTCGAACGAAAACCCACCGAATTTTTGAATTTGCACAAAACCGTCATCAATTAGGTACTGCACATTCGCATCAAATTCCTTGCGTGTCACTTCATATCCCATTTCATGGAGCTGTCTAAAAAGAGTGTCCGCTTCTAATCCTGCCGGATATGCCCTGTGTAAAATCCGAATCATCCAGCCTCTAATTTTTTTGCTTTCAATCATTACCTTTCATTCCTCCCGTTTAAGTGTCCGATGTCTTCTTTAATCTGCATTAAGATATCTTTGATATCATCTATCTTTCTTTCCAACGCGTTCATGTCGCGCGAATGCTCATCTTTTGTAACAAAAATACGATACATATTCTTTTCTTGATTTGCTTGACTCTTAGAAATATCATCAAGCCCCGTCTTCAAATTCTGAAATTCTGATTCTATGCGTTTATCTCTTTCTTTTAGCGTGTAAGTGATGTACCCTACCGCTAATGATAATATCAAGTTCAAAAAAGCGTTAAAATCCATAGTTACCCCCTAATCATGATAATATTTTTCTGCAGATAAAATTGCGGAGGCAACATCATGCGATCTTCTCATAATTCTTTGCTCATCCTCTTCAGACAACTTCGTCCTATGTAGCATATCCCACCTGCGTTGATAAATCTTTCTTTTCTCTTTCGTGTTCTTCTTTCTATCCTCTTTTTCCGTCTTTATACCGGATAAAGAATTGAGATATTTTGAAACTGTCTTTCTGCTCTTTCCGACAATACCGACAATTTCGTTGATTTTTTTATGTTCCTCAAAATATAGCTTGTGTACCTCTTTTTTCCAGTCCATATTCTCGCCCTTTCTTTTAGGTTACATTTTTGTCGGAAAAATTTAAGCATGAAAGGACAATGCAAGCCATATGAAACTTACATTGTCCTATATGATTGCCCTGTGGCTTTTTCTTTTTCAGTTTTTCTATTGATAGTAGAAAAGCATGTACCTATTGCACCTTATTGAATAGTAGCTTCCAACTCATCTTTGCTTGGAATGTAATCATCTGCCATAATAATCGGTGGATTTTCTTTTGATTTTTGTGAAAGTTCATAAACTTTTGCCTCAATCAGTGATTTTAGATATTTTTCGCTATCTCCCATTACCCAATCAAGAGCTTCCTTTAAGTCGATGTCAACAAAACTTTTCAGCATATCTGCCGACTCTTTTTGGATTGCAAAAATATCACTTCTTGATAACTTTCCGTCAGATGATCTTTCTTTTAATGATTTTACAGTAGTATTTTCCAACTTTTTCACGATAGTATCTGTGAGCTTGTCTGCCTGAGTAAGTGTCGTTTCAAATAATTCTCTTCGTCCCTGCTCCTTCACTTTCTGCGTCTGTTCTGACAAAAACGCAACTGCATACTTGCCTACCAGTGCAACTATTCCTGTCAGTACCGCTCCAATCACACCTTGTACACTTGCCAAAATTGTTTCCATTATGATTCCTCCTTATTAAATTTTAAAAATTAAAAAAGCCATAATCACTTTTTGTAATTATAGCTTTAGCTTACATTAGTATTGTCTCTTATTCTTTCGAACCGTTCTTAAAACTGCATTACGAAGAATTGTTTTGAACTTACAAATTCATCTGTATTTGTCCATCTAATGGTTTTCTGGACAACTCTTCTATTTTTTCCTTACAAGCGATTTGCACATATCTATCACTTACTCCATATTTTCTCGCCAAATATTTTGTATTATATCCATTAAATTCTTCTCGAATCAAATTCTTTTTTGTGTCCGAACAACAATTTTCAAAAGAAGCGAAGTATATCGTTTGTCCCTTGAAAATCTTTTCAATTTTTATCGCTGCTTCTATACCAAGTTCATTTGCGATATCATAGTATGGACTTGGTAAATCATCAACTTTTAACTGTTTCTTCCAATCTTCCATATACCTCGCCTCCTTCTTTTTATTTGTCCTGCATCAGTTTACTCACAATAACCCCAAGTTCCGCCCAAGTGACCTTATCATCCGGATTGTGCCACTCCGATAATAGATTTCTTTTTTGCAACTCTTTTACATACTTTGCACCCCAGTGCTCTTTCTGAATTTTCGCGGCATCAATCTTGTG